AAAGCATTTTTTGTTAATGGTGGAGCTGGACGGGTAATTTGCTCCATCCCTGCATTTGAAAAATATGCAGAAACCCATGACGATTTTATCATCGTCTGTGAGGGAGGAACAGATTTTTTCAAGGGACATCCTACCCTACATAACAGGGCCTATGATCATTGGCACAAGGGACTCTTTGAGGAACACATCAAACAAAGGAATTGTGTTACTCCGGAGCCTTATAGAATTTGGGAATACTACAATCAAAAATGTGATCTATCGCAGGCATTTGATTTGGAGATAAACAAAAAAGGACTTAGGAAACTGGAAAAACCTAATCTATATCTCAACAAAAAAGAAATAGTCACTGCAGGAACTTTGATAGATGAAGTTAAACAAAAGACCGGCAAGGATAAGATACTGGTCATCCAACCTTTTGGTAGAAGCGTTGAAGCCCATTCAGATTTTATAATCGACACTACCAGCAGGAGTTTCCAACTTAATAACATAGTTGAAATAATTAACACACTCAAAAAGGAATACGGTATAATAATAATGAGTGAAATTAATGTTCCCCTGGAAGAAAAGGAAAACAGTCAACATCCCGTTGCACAACCTCAGATACCTGATTTACGAATATGGGCTGCAATAATTGAAATTGCTGATCATTTTCTTGGTTGCGATAGCATGGGACAACACATTGTAAAAGCCTTGGGAGGGACCGCAACCATAATTACCGGAAGCACATATCCAATCAATATAAGCTATCCTGACGATCCTAAATTCGACATAATAGACGTTGGTAATGGAAAACGAGTCTATGCACCAATCAGATTAACCATGGAAGAAGAACAGGATAGAATGAACGATGAGGTGATGGAATTATCACAGCAGCAGATTGACGAGGTATGCAACAGTGTAAGAAAAATTATGGGAAGCGGAACGAAGGAACCACAGAAACAGAAAACAAAATTGATTCCCGGAAATTCTAACATAATTGATAAGAAATGAGTGAATGGATAGCGGCAATAACCAGAGGACACAATGGAGGAGTGTGTCTCCTCAAGGATGGAGAAATTGTATTCGCCATAGAAGAAGAAAGGCTTTCTAGACAAAAATATGATGGTGGTCCTTTTGCCAGCATGGTCAAGATACTGGAATACACTGATAAGATTGATTATCTTGTAATTGCACACACCCAACCTTTATCACAGACTGCGGGCAGGATTGACTTTACTGGAGATGATGTTTATACGGGATTGGCAAGAAAACTGGGTTTGATATCTCAGGATATACACATTGATATAATGAACCATCCACAGGTAGTGGATTTAAGCCACGTGCATCATAAATTGCATGCGGCTTGCGCATTTTATAGATCCGGATTTGAAACTGCAACTGCTGTTATTGTTGATGGTGCTGGAACATTTTTTCCAACCAGATTTGACGGGGTTGACACCATGCTTTATGAGTTGGAGTCAATATTTTCATGCGAGTATCCACAGAATATAAAAACTGTTTGGAAGCATCTGGGCGGTAACGGTCCGTTTAGATACAAAAATGTCACAAATCATTCCAGCGAAAAATATAATGAGGAAGGAGTTCATGAATGCGTGATTGATGACTGTGCTGGCATTGTTAAAGTTTATGAGGCCGTGACAAATTACTGTGGATTCCAAGCAATTGAGGCAGGTAAGACCATGGGGCTTTTTCCTTATGGAAAACAGAATGACGCCATTCCTCAGTTATACCACAATCCGGGAGGAGACTGGACAACTTCAAACAGGCATCTCATAATACCCACTTATCCAAATAGCTCTTTGGTAAACGAATACTATTACGATTATCTCAAAACACCGACCGAATATTATGATGACAATAGATATCATGAACTGGCTGATCTAGATAATCGAAGAGATTTAGCCTATGCGGTACAGAAAGAAAGCCAAGAACAGGTACTAAAACTTATTTTAGAAGCCGTAAAAAAAACGGGAAATAAAAATGTAGTTCTGTCAGGAGGTTATGGATTAAATTGTGTTGCTAATTACTTTTACCTTAATGAATTAAACAAACAAGGAATCAATCTTTATGTTGAACCAGTTAGTTCGGATGCTGGAACAGCAATCGGAGCTGCTTTATTATTTTACCATGATATCTCGCAAAGCAACAAGACGAGAAAGTTTGCACAGAATTTATATTTAGGACCACCAAGGAATTACACTGAATCTGACGTGGAAAGGCTAGCGGAAAAATATAATGCGACAATCGAAAAGGTTGATATGGAATCAGTCGTTCAATTAATGATTGATAAAAATATAATTGCCATGTATCAAGGACGATCGGAGGCGGGACCTCGAGCCTTAGGAAATAGGAGTTTACTATATGATCCAACTGATCCGAACGGAAAGGACCATGTAAATAGAGTCAAAAGAAGAGAGTACTTCCGTCCTTTCGCAGGCACAATATTAGCGGAACACGCGGAAGAATGGTTTGAAATGCGAGGATTGAAAGAATCTCCACACATGATGTATGCAATGAACTGCAAGCCCGGAGTAGAAGAAAAAATACCAAGCATTATTCACGTTGATGGTACCTGTAGGATTCAGACAGTAACGCGTGAACAAAACAAAATTTATTATGATTTCATAAAAACTTTTTATGAAAAGACGGGTGTTCCTATAGTCTTCAACACATCATTCAATCTTGGGGGAGAACCTTTGGTAGAAACTTTAGATGATGCATTTAGAACTCTTTCAAAAAGTGATATTGAATACTTATACATTGCAGAACACGAAATGCTAGCAAGGATAGAAAATGTACATTAATGGAAAGAAAGAAAAGGACCTATCAAATTTTGATCTTTCCAAAGATCAGTTGATAGTCATTGACGACTTGTTCCCAAACTACGTAATAGATCACATCCATGATCAAGTTTTTAATACTTACAGTTGGTTTTATGGTCATACCAGTAACTATCCAGAAGATCCAAAAACCGACGTTGGTGCGATAAAGGATTGGCCAGAAGTGCCGGCGCTGAAACAACAAATTTACCCTCCAAGAAGTCCCAATGCCCAGGATGGGTGTTGGAGCATGGTATTTAATGCAGTTGCACAAATGATCCCATTTCCACTAGAGATAGGAGAAATATTGGTGAACGGACAACAGTGGATACACAACACCGTTGAACACACTGATTGTGAATGTGATAATGGCATAAGTTGGATTTATTACGTGAATAGAGAGTGGAACGAGGATTGGGGAGGAGAAACTGTAATTAAACTGGATGGCGAATGGCAGAAAGTTTATCCAAAACCAGGAAGAATATTTTTATTTAAAGGGAACATCCCACATCACGGATTACCACCAAATGAATCATACAGGGGACTAAGAGCCACGCTTGTTTTTAAAACAATGAGGTCACAGCCATTGCCTCCAAAACCTCAGCCTTGGAGGTCATAAATGAAACAAGATATTTTTCACATACCCGTTTTCATAGATTCAGTAGATTTAGAAAAAATTGACATTAGTGATGAACCTACAGAACCAACCTGGTTAAGCGAAACACCCAGCACATTTGCAAAACGACACAAAATTTCACCAGAAACATACGAATATCTTATAAAAATATTTTGTGATAATCTAAAAAACTTAGTTGGCCCAAATCCAAGGTTTGGCCCCATATGGAGAAACAAGTATAAAGAACACGATTGGCAGGATATACACATTCATCCACACAGTGCCTGGAGTTTTATAATTTATGAAACAGTGGAAGAATCAAAAACAGTATTCATGAATCCTATGTTTCGTGACATACAGAATCATTTAGGAACCAATGTTGAAGGGTTTCCTTTAGATTTTAGACCAAAACTAAAAAAAGGAGATATGATTATTTTTCCTAGTTTTTTAGAACACTACGTTCGACCAGGTTCAGTGGGATCAACCATAAGTGGAAACGTTTACATGGATTATGAATAAAATTTTAGTCATTGGCGATATAATAATTGACAAATATGTTTATGGCACTAGTTCACGAATCAGTCCAGAAGCACCTGTGCCTGTAATAACTTATATTGACGAAAAAGAAACACTGGGTGGAGTGGGACTTGTATACGAAAACTTAAAAAGCCTAGGTGTTGATGTTGATATGTTTAAAACACAAAATAAATCAAGTGTAAAAACTAGAATAATTTGTGATGGACATTATATTACACGAATTGATAATGATGCACAAGAAGACGGTAATGCTGTACTTGAAGAAATATTAGCGAAAGATTTTTCACAGTATGATTATGTTGTGCTTACTGATTACAATAAAGGTACCTTAGAATATTCTAAAAAAATTATAAAGCATATTAACAAGTTCGGTTGCAAAATTATTGTAGATCCAAAAACGCATATGGAACGTTATGAAGGTGCTTGGTTAGTCAAGCCTAACAAAAAAGAATTTCAAGAATATTTTAAAAATTGGCAAGGAAATATTATAACTACGAGAGCAGGCGAAAGTGTAATTGCAAAGATTGACAACGAGGAATACGAAATACCAGTAGAAAAAGTTGAAGTGGCAGATGTTACTGGTGCGGGTGATTGTTTTATGGCAGCATTTGTTTACGCACTAACAAAAGGTTACACACATGAAAAGTGTTTAGAAATTGCAGTTAGAGGATCAACCGAAAGCGTAAAACACGCAGGCACATATTTACTTAAACAAGAAGACGTAGAAGATACAGTTGTGTTTACTAACGGAGTATTTGATATACTTCATATTGGTCATTTGAAGCTACTTAGACACGCGAAAACACTTGGAAATAAACTCATAGTAGGCATAAACAGCGATAGTAGTGTGAAACGACTAAAAGGAGATTCAAGACCAATAAACGATGAAAGCACCCGTAAGGAAAGCCTATTAGAGCTTGGTTTTGTAGACGAAGTTATTATTTTTACCCAAGATACTCCTTATGACTTGATTAAATCTATAAAACCAGATATAATAGTAAAGGGAGATGATTATACTGTGGAAACAACAGTGGGGCACGATTTAGCAAAAGTTGTAATCTTTCCAAGAGTAAAAGATTACAGCACCACAAGGATAGTAAATGATTTATGATACATTGAGACAAAAATGAATGTTAATTTAATAATAACTGACAACTTTCTTCCTAATCCTGATCATGTAAGAGAGCAGGCAATACAACTAGATTATCCAACAACAGGTTCGTTTCCGGGTTTACGATCGTTAGCAGCAGACGATGTGTATCAAATGTATATCCAGCAAAGATTCGAAAGCATTTTAGGAGTCAGTATAACTGGATGGGTAATGGATAGTTTTTGCTTCCAACTTTGCTATGAAGGAGCAGAAACATGGGTACACAAGGATCAATCACAATGGGCAGGAGTGTTATACCTCACACCAAATGCACCTCAGGAAGCTGGTACTGGACTTTATCGCCAAATGGACAATAACGATTTTGAATTGGATACTGCCATAGGTAATGTTTACAATAGACTGATATTATATAGGGGAGATGTACCACACAGGAGTTTGTTGGCTGGATTTGGTAACACTCCGGACACGGGCAGATTGACGCAGGTCTTTTTCTTCAACACCAAGGATGATCCGGGAGGCGGATGGGAATGAAAACCATAGGACTGTGGCCAACTTGGGTTTATGAAACTGTGATTGAAAATCACAATGAAATCTATGATAACTTCAAACAATATTTAGAAGATGAAAAAAATTATTTCGATGAGCCTTGGCAATACGGAAGCTGTTTAAGCAGCATACGAAATAAGAATAACGATCAGTTGCCATGGAAAATTTGGTTTGATAGCATAAAAAAGGATACGCACAATTATTTGGAGAACATGCAGGCTGTTACCAATTTTACAATTTCTTGTGATGAACATTGGGTCAACATCTACAAAAAACACAATTATCAAGAAACACATGATCATTCTTTTCCAGGTAGATCAATTAGTGCTATCTATATTTTAGAACTCAAAAAGGAAGAAAATTCTGGAGGACAACTAATTTTTGAATGCCCAAATTATAATATTATTCAGAGCACGTCAATGTCTGAGATATTCAGTCAATGGCAGTATCAAAAGTACACACCTGAACTAGAACAAGGAAAGCTGATATTATTTCCATGTTGGTTACAACATTACGTTTTACCCTATAAATCTGAAAACAGAAGATCAACAATAGCAGCAAATTTTAGAATTCAAAAAGCAAAATAATGCCAAGATCACTTTTCATCGGATGCAGCCATACAATGGGATACCAAGGATTTGAAACGTTGTTAGGCGGTAGAATCAAAGATCCTCCTCATGTGTGGGGAGATAATAATTATGCGGAGAAATATAGCAAATCTCAAAATAAAAATGTCGTTATAATGGCAAGTGCAGGAACTGGCAATCCCGTATTTCCTAGATTCTTGGCTTATGCACTAAAAAAATACGATGACATAGACGAAGTCTTTATACAAAGCACTTATTGGGGTAGATTTCCTGTGGTGATAAATCCTGACCTAGACGAAAAAAAAATATTTCCTTTGGACTTTTTTATAAAGAAAGAACATTGTGATAGCAAAATTGATAGATATAGCATTTCATTGAGCGTTGACGGCAAGTATTTAGAACACTACATCAAGCCCGAGCCACAGGATTATGAAATAATGCCATACATACAAGAAACCTCACCATGGAAATATGAACCGGACACCAGAAGAAGTTCTCACATGTACATGCAGATGTGGCACCACAGTAACACACACCTTGTGCAGGAAGAATACTTTAGAACGATTGCATTATGTGACATGCTGTGTAGTTACAAGAACATTCCTCTCTACGTATGGAATATAAACGAGAGGTGTTACATTCCTCATGAAACTAAAAATTATTACATTGATCTTAAATCCACTAAATTTGCCACAATTGATGCTGTTTCCTTTCTAAAAAACAAAAAAATTAATGTGGATAAAATAGATGGTGAGCATTATTCTCATACCGTTCATGAAGCAATTGCAAGGGAATACATTCCATTTTTAAAATCTAAAAACACAGGAAACAAAAATTGACCAGGACATTATTCATAGGATGCAGTCATACCATGGGTTTTTATGATCCTGGAGGGCAAGCTGGATGCATTCCTTGGGGAGATAATAATTATGCTGAGGAGTATGCAAGGCAAAATGATAAGAAAGTAGTCATAATGGCATCAGCAGGAGTGAGTAATTCTCTTTGGCCTAGATTCTTGGCTTATGCACTAAAAAAATACGATGACATAGACGAAGTTTTCATCCAGAGCACTTATTGGGGTAGATTTCCCATTGCGATAAATCCTGACCTAGACGAAAAAAAAATTTTTCCAATTGATTTTTTTATAGAAAAAGCACAGTGTGATGAAAACATAGATAGATACAGGCTAGGATTTTATAAAGGAAATTATCTTGAGTACTATCTAAAACCAGAAACTTTTGATTATGAAAAAACACCTTACCTAATTGATACCAAACCGGTTACACATGAACCTGATACTAGGCGTAGCTCTCATATGTACATGAGAATGTGGCACTACAGCAATACCAACTTAGAACAGTACGATTATTTTAAGGATGTGTTAGCATGCGATGCTCTTTGTCTTTACAATAATTTAAAAATGTACCTATGGAATATAAATGATAGATGCTTTATTCCCAAAGAAACAAAGAATTGGTTGGTTGATCTTAGAGCTACCTCAATAGCGACCACAGATGCTATTAATTTTCTTAAAAATAAAAATTATAAAATTACTATGAGGGACTCCGAACACTATTCAAGAGAAGTGCATTCCTACATAGCAAGGGAATACATTCCCCATCTTAGGACAAACAGATGATTGATTATATTTGGAGAATCAATAATTTTGACGTATTTTATACAAACGAAACAAATGGTGGAGGTGATTTTTTTTACATAGAATATGCAGATGTTATAAAAAATTGGTACAATAAAGAAACTTTTGATAGCACTTTAGAATGGTGTAGTGGACCGGGATTCATAGGATTTGGTTTATATGCTGAGAGATTGACAAGAAATATAAGCCTGTTGGACAAGTATAAACCAGCAGTGGATATCATGTATAAAACTAAATCTACAAACGATGATATCAAGATCTATCATGGGGATAATTTAGGCGTAATACCTGAAACAGAAACGTTTGATTTGGTTGTTGGAAATCCTCCACATTGGAAAAACAAGGAAGATGCAACCAAATCCTTGCCACACAGTCAGTTTGATAATCATCTGACAGATATATTAATTGATGAGGATTGGAAGGCCCATGCAGATTTCTTTAAAAAGATTAAAACAAGGCTATCACAAGATGGTAAAATTCTGTTGCAAGAAAACAACACTGGTTCCAATCCCCGTGATTTTCAAAAAGTGATGGATGAGTCAGGGCTTAGAATAAGTAATATTGGTAATTCGAGAATGTATCCAAACATATATTACATGGAGATAGTACATGCAGAATGATTTTAATGGAATAGAAGAATATCCAAATGCCTATCAAAAGGAATATTGTGATGAGATCATCAAGCATTTCGAGATCATGTCAAGGAAAACGGTGACCCACAAACAGGACAATCTTTCCAAGAATCAGGATGAAAGAATCGTGTTTGATTGGGCGCACACACAGAACCAATACCATTATGATTTTGCTCTTTGTGATTATTTTTATAAGATATTACATGACACCTACACCGAAAAATACATGGAAAAGTATCAAATGCTCAAGAACAGCGAACAGCACAGTGCCAAAGGTATGTGCATACAAAAATCTCTGCCACACCAAGGATATCATACCTGGCATGCGGAAGCTGCTGACATAGGTTCTTGTTCAAGGGTGATGAATTATATGCTCTATCTTAATGATGTTGAGGAAGGTGGAGAGACTGAGTTCCTTTACCAAGGAATCAAGCTCAAACCCGAACAGGGCAAATTGGTTATCTTCCCAACATCGTATATGTATCCACACAGAGGTAATCCAATCTACAAGGGCGAAAAGTATATCATAACTGGATGGTATACCTATGATAGATAAACACAAGATTACCAATTCAGCTGCTTCAGGTTTTAACGATTGCGTCATTGGATTGGATAGGGATGGAGTAATTAACCAAAATGTGGAGGGATACATCACCGATCCCACACTGTTGAAACCTATACCAGGAAGCCTAGAATCAATTGCACTATTGAGGGCGCGGGGATATAGAATAGTAATCATAACTAATCAGGGTGGTATAGAAAAAGGTATCATGACCGCGGAACAGGTTGATGCCGTGCACCAGGCTCTGCTGCAAATGCTGGGTGATGCTGGCTGCGGCAGCATAGATGCGATATATTACAGCGAGAGCAGTAACAAAAATGATTACTATGCAAAACCAAATGTTGGAATGTTTAAGAGGTGTGAGGAAGAACACCCTTTTATTAGATTTTCGAGAGGATTCTACGTGGGCGATAAAATATCCGATCTACGGGCAGCGATAAGGATAGGAGCACGTCCCGTATTAGTTCGCACAGGGCATGGTTTAGAGACTGAAAAACTGATAAATAAATATACATATAGGGATATAAAGAAAAAAACCTATGTATTTAATGATTTAGCTGACTTTGTTAATCAGCTTTAGTAAGGAGAAAAACAAATGCCATATGCAGTTAAAAAACCGCATCCAACAGCAGAGAATGTTATGCTTTATCACACATGGGATCGTGATGGAACCGGTTACGAAGAAATTAGAAAATTTCCAGATGAAGCTAAAGCGCAAGAATTTGCCGCTGAACATCCTGGTGCAATTGTAGTTGAAATTGGTTATGAAATTGGACAGACTGCTGAAATTGTAGCTGAAAATTATGTTAAATCGGTTGATGAAACTCAACCAGAAGGCAGCATAACGCTATCTAACAATCCTAATCAAAAACATAAATTCGCTCCAGAAAAAATCAGAGCTTTCACAGCACACGGCATCCTTGGCTAATTAAAGTTAATAAAACTTTAAAAACAAGGAGGTTGCGGGTGGCTTTTGAGGACAATGTTCTTGAGTTACCATTCTTTTCCGAAAAAGAATGCGATGATCTACTGCCATGGTGCCACAATCTGGAAAAAAGTCTAATTGAGCAGGGATTCAAGGATCACAGAGAACATGATTCTTTGGGAGACGTTGTAACCACAAATAATTATTTTAGATACAATTTTTTTAGAGAACACCCAGGATATGCTGATAGATTCGCTGACTTCCTGTTTCAGGTAAACAAGGATCTGGAGTGGCCCGTCGTTGTTCAGTCATGGGTTAATATCTATCACAAAGGTCAAGGCATAGATTGGCACAACCACCAAGGATTGATGGGCAAGAGTTTCAGTGCGAATATTTTTTTAGATGGTCCAACTGAACCTGGAATAATTTACAAGCCTTTCAGAGAAGATGAATACGTAAGGAAAAATAAAAAAGGATTCATTCACATGTTTCCATGCGAATTGTATCACATGGTACCACCAGTTGATAAAGATAGGATAACTATAGGCATTACGATACACAGTTATCATGCCGTAGGAAAATCCTTAATGAATCAACTTGCCTTTAATTCAAGAATATATCAAGACTCAATCATACTAACAAAGGAACATCACGAATATGCCGGGGACAATAAAACTGTCACAAATGCCAAAGGTAAGGTGCAGTCACATTCTACTTAGTTTTGATGAGGCATTACACTCTTCACATTCACGAGGAAGATACTTTGCGGTATGGGAGGCTAAAAACATAATAGCATCATTAAAAAGAGGTGGATACAGTTGGGAACAGGCGGTGAAGGAACACAGTGCGTGTCCACACAGTTGGTATCGTGATGGAGATTTAGGATGGTTCGATCTTAATGATGGTGTTACTCCTGAATTATATAACGCATGTTTGATATCTGAAAAAGGTGAACTTTTGTCCGAACCAATCGAAAGTCCTTACGGTATTCACATTATAACGAGGACAGGATGATTAAAATCATAGACGATTGCATTCCGAAGAAGTTACAGGATCACTTTGAAGCAATTACTCTGGGCATTACGGATGGAATGGAAATTGATCCTTTAATTGAATTTAAATGCAAATATGAACCAACAGCGATGGATGATGGATGTAAACCAATCAGTTTCAAACACATACTAAAGAGCAGCGCAGAATCAAGCAACCATATAATTAATTTCAGCAAGATAGCAATTAGTTGCTTTCCGGAAATGCAAGATATTCTATTTGCTAGAATATTCATAACCATTCCTTATGATACAGGCAAAAAGTATCATGCACCCCACGTTGATTTGAATTACCCACATACCAGCCTAATTTATTACGTTAATGATGCGGATGGTGATACGGTGTTCTTTGAAAAGGATTATAAAACGATTATGCAATCAGTTACTCCAAAAAAAGGCAGGGCAGTTCTTTTCAACGGATTGATTCCACACGCCGCGGGCATACCAACAAACGGACCTAGATGCATAGTAAACTATAATTTAATATAACATGAGGATATTAGTAACCGGACATAAGGGATTCATAGGAAGGAATCTATACGAACGATTGCAAGGTGCACATGATTTACAGGGATGGAACGATCCCGAAAGCATGCCCGTCCTTGATGGATTAGATTGGGTAATTCACCTTGGAGCAATAAGCAGCACCACCGAGACTGATGTTGACAAGATAATGAGGCACAATCTAGAGTATTCACAGGAACTGTTTAGGATGTGCAATAAGAATAAAATTAACTTCCAGTACGCCAGCAGTGCCAGCGTGTATGGAACTCTGCAGGAATTCAAAGAAGATGGTGGTGTAGCACCACAGAGTCCATATTCATGGACAAAGTATCTTTTTGATCGATGGGTTTTTCAGCAGGAGAGAAAAATTGTTGTGCAGGGATTTAGATATTTTAACGTATACGGTCCCCATGAGGAACACAAGGGAGACCAGAGCAGTCCAATAAGCAAATTCGAGCAGCAGGCACGGGAAAAGAAACAGATAATTTTATTTGAGGGCAGCGAAAAATACTCGAGAGACTTTGTTTATGTTGGGGACGTCTGCTCAATACACGAATTATTCATGGAGGATTGCTCCAGTGGAATATTTAACGTGGGAACTGGCAGCGTTCATAATTTCAAAGAAATAGCGCAAGCCATTGCAAAAAAATTTAAGGCTGGTATAAAAGAAATTCCAATGCCCGCAAACATAGCAAGGCAGTATCAATCATATACCCGTGCTGACATGACGAGAACAAAAAAAATAATTGGAAATTTTAATTTTACTGACGCCCTTGATTACATTGGCTGACTGTCACCAGGAAAAATTCTATAATTGTCCTCAACGCTGTCCTGGGTACTAACCTCGAAAATTTCGCTCATGGGTTCCAATGCTTCCAATTGATGTGGCTGTAGAGGGGGATTATGCCAAGTATCTCCCGTCCCGAGTTCCTTGGTGTGCATCATGGCATTCTTGGTATCAATCCACTTGAGCAGAAATTTACCCCTATTCACAAACCAAGTTTCTTCCTTTTCTCTATGAAAATGCATTGAAAATTTGGCACCTGATTTTTCAAAAACTAATATTTTACCACAGTATCTGTTGTTGGTAGCCCATATGAGCTCATAACCCCAACCCTTTTTAACCTTTCCTTGTAATCTATCTTCCATGGTCATTTATAATGTATGCAGTTAATTATTTATGTGTGGATTGCGGTCTCAAAAAAAAATGCCCGTGCTACGGATAAATATTACATAACGGAGAAAAATACCACATGGCCATAGCCCCAATTTTTAGGAACTTACGTATTATACCAAGAGAAGCTGATTATCTCAACAAGAAGTACGGCAGCAGGGGTGAGATATTCTTTGACAGGGCAGCAAACAGCCTTAAACTGTTTGATGGTGAAAATCGAGGTGGCACTGAACTGGCGAGATCGGATCTTGTCAATGTGTCAGACGCAGTTTTTGTGGCCAAGGCAACCGCCGCGGGAGTCGGAGGAGGCAGTGGCAGCATTGAAGTATCCGATACGGCCCCAACATCACCGAATGAAGGAACAATTTGGTTTGACAGCACGACCGCAAAGATATACGTTTATCTAAATGATGGTACCAGCAGCCAGTGGGTGCAGCCCGTTGCTCCAATACCAGGTAGCATACTTGATCTAGGAATCACTGATGGAACAGACGGACAGATACTGAGCACGGATGGCAGTGGCAACTTCTCATTCATCGATAATTTTGATGGAACATGGAGTTCGCTGACGGGCACGCCAACCACTCTTTCCGGATATGGAATAACTGATGCTTTTGATGGACAATTTAGCTCATTGTCAAACACTCCAACCACCATAGCAGGCTACGGCATAACTGATGCATTTGATGGTGAATTTTCATCACTAGCCAATAAACCAACCACGCTGGCGGGATATGGAATAGTGGATGCCCAACAATTATTGGTCAGTGGTACTAACATAAAAACAATCAATGGAGCTTCCCTATTAGGAAGTGGAGACATTACGATTACTGCTCAGGCTGCCAATACTGGTAACGTCGTGTTTACAGGATATACCATAGACAGTGATGATAGTTCCGCCCTTACATTTACTCCGTCGTTGGTAATGCAGAGTGATCTATCCGTGGAGAATGATCTTACGGTTAGGCAGGATGCCATAATTGAAAATAATCTATCAGTGCTTGGAGAATTCACCACGCAGGGATCAGGAATTCCGGAAATTTTTTCCGATAATGAAATACAATTATCAGCAGGTGATAGGGTGGTAATAACAGCGTCACCGCTACAGTTTGCCAGCTTCACACAGGCTGAAGTTGATGCCCTGCTTGCGGAGAATGGTGATTTACTGTACAACAGTACCACCAATACGTTCCAGGGTTACGCTAACGGCAGTTGGGTTGATTTAAACTAGGTTAAATTATGTCTGAAGAAAAATTTTATCAGCTGGGGACGCACACCGAGGAACAATGGGATGAACTGCACGCCGAGCTTATAGCTGACGGTAATGCGTATGAGGCTGTTCCAAGTAGATCAGTAAGGATAGAAGATGATAAGTTACACAGTCCCACGAGAGGAACCTATCTGCTTACCAAGGAAGAGGCTGATGAACTGAAAAAGGATCCAAGAGTAAAATTCATTAACATTGATTACAGTAGATACGACGAATTCAAAC